AAGATCTTTTTACTATTTTATTTGTCAATAACGAAACCATGTTCTATCCCTTGGGGTCGCTTCCTCTATATGATATTCGATGCACCACTACTCTATTCGATAACATACAAATCAATACAGGAATTCCTGTCTTAGATGCAATTACAACAAATCAGCCGACCGAAGTGGCAAATGTTACTCATGTCACAACTCGGAGTGATAATCAAGTGATCGAAGCCGAAGCCAATACGATTATTGTTCCCTTCTCTTCTGATGATCCGTTTGGGGGGTACTAAACCATGTTGACTGATGCTCCGTTTGGACATGATCTAATCCGAAAATATGTTATTGCATTTGGAACCTTATTCAATAATATAAGAATAGACCGAGCCCATGCGACGGGAGCCGCTGCCGACATCGTGGGGGTTCCTCTTAGGTATGCTCCCAAACAAAATTATAAATCAAGACTTTTGGGAGATCCTGACTTAGAAAATCAAGTACGATTGAATCTTCCGGCAATGTGTTTTAATATGGTAAGTATGGGGTATGCGTCCGAGCGCAAGTTAAATACAATTAATCGAATTGCTGCCCCGGGGACAAGCAATAGTACATTATATTATGCATACACCCCGGTCCCATATGACTTATCATTTTCTTTACATATCTTTGTAAATAATATACGAGATGGGTCTTCAGTTCTGGAACAAATTCTTCCTTATTTTACTCCAGAGTTGACAGTATCTCTAAAGCCAGACACGAAGCTAAGTATAAGTCAGGATATTCCAATTGTTTTGAATGCCGTGAATGTCGAAGACAATTTTGAAGAGGGCCTCGAAGCAACTCGAATGATTATATGGAACCTTGACTTTACTCTTCGCGGAAGTTTCTTTGGGCCAGTCAACGAAACTGGAATTATCAACAAGGTATATGTCAATATTCATCCAGATACAAATACTGCTCTTGCAAATAATTATGAACAAGTATATGCCCAGCCCGGATTTACTTCCGGGGGAGTTTCAACGACAGATAGATCCCTGAGTGTTGATGCCAATACCATTGCCGCAAATAGTGACTGGGGCTTTGCAACGAATATTTACACCTTCTTAGATTATGAATAGGATTCCTTATGAAAAACGACGAAGTAATACAAGCAGAAATTGTTTCCCTCATTAAAACTATTGATGAGAAGAGAATAGAGAATCATCAAGACGATGATTATCAATTTGCCAGAGATAATCTAAAGCAACTGGTAGAAAAGGGAAATGTTGCCCTTGATGGTGTTTTAGAATTGGCTGCTGCATCCGATCATCCTAGAGTATATGAGGTGGTTGGTCAAATGATACGAAGCCTTGGAGAAACCAACAAGGACATCATTGAACTCCAGAAGGATATGAAGCAGCTTAAAGATGAAGAGGGCCCATCCAAGATTACCCAGAATGCAATATTTGTGGGATCGACTGCTGAACTTCAAAAGTTTTTAAAGAGTAGCAAGAAGAAAGAAATAAAGGAAATTTCCAATGGGACAGAATGACCATTACTTAGGAAATCCTCAACTAAAGGCTGCCGGGGTTAATTATAATTATACTGAGGATGAACTCAAGGAATATATTAAATGTTCCAAGAAGCCTCAGTATTTTATTGAGAACTATGTCAAAATTGTTCATGTGGACAAGGGGCTAGTTCCGTTCAATCTTTATAAGTTTCAAACAAAAATGGTCAAGACCATGCACAAGAATAGGTTCTCCATTTTCTGCACTCCGAGACAGGTAGGAAAATCAACGACAGTTATTGCATATTTTTTGTGGTATGTTCTTTTTAATGAATCGGTTAACATTGCAGTTCTGGCAAATAAAGGATCTTTGGCAAGAGAACTCCTCGGTCGGCTTCAGCTTGCGTATGAACATCTTCCTGCATTCTTACAGCAGGGAGTGTTGGTGTGGAATAAGGGTAATCTTGAATTAGAAAATGGCTCAAAGATTATTGCATCATCTACCTCCAGTTCGGCAATTCGTGGTGGGTCATTCAATATGTTGCTGCTTGACGAGTTTGCATTTGTCCCTCAAAATATTGCAGATGAATTCATTTCGTCAGTGTATCCTACAATTACATCAGGCAAGACCACAAAGGTCATTACTGTATCAACTCCAAATGGATTGAATCATTTCTATAAAATGTGGATGGACGCAAAAGAAGAACGAAGTCGATATGTTCCTCTTCAAGTGCATTGGAGAGATGTTCCGGGGCGGGACGAGAAATGGAAAAAGGAAACCATAGACAATATTGGAAAAGAACGATGGAGCCAAGAGTTTGAGTGTGAATTTCTTGGTGGTATAAACACCCTCATTTCTGGCAGCAAGTTAAGCTCTATGGTATTCTTTAATCCCATAGAAGAACTAAATTGTCTGGACATATATGAACATCCCGTCGAAGATCATATTTATACACTAACCGCAGATGTGTCTCATGGTGAGGGAAATGATTATTCTGCGTTTTCTGTGATAGACTCTAGTCAGTATCCATATAAACAGGTAGCCAAATATAGAAATTCCGACATTAGCCCCTTGTTATATCCTTCGGTCATTTATAATGTTGCCAAGAAATATAATGAGGCTTGGGTTCTTATCGAGACAAATGGAATTGGACAACAGGTTGCCGATATTCTACATGATGACATTGAATATGAAAATGTGGTGATGATTACCACAAGAGGAAGAGCAGGCCAAGTATTTGATGGAGGCTTTGGGGGCAAGGGAACATCTCAATACGGACTTACCATGTCGAAGAAGGTAAAGCAGATTGGGTGCAATATGCTCAAGAATCTTATTGAAGAGGACAAGTTGATAATCAATGACTTTGAAACAATTGCCGAGTTGTCCTCGTTTGCCTCAAAGGCAGGATCGTTTGAGGCATCGGTGGGTGCCCATGATGATTTGGTGATGACTTTGGTTGTTTTTGCGTGGCTTTCTGCTCAGACATATTTTAAAGAGATCACGGACTTGGATCTAAGAAGGAAAATGATCGAAGAAAAGATAGACTTGATGCAAGAAGACATTCTTCCGTTTGGATGGGCATCGGGAGGAACTGGGGAAGAAAGTTTTGTGGATAATGATGGCACACGATGGTCTGTAGTGGATAATTGAAATGCGTCCAAAATCTTGCTTTTTATAAATATTGTCGAGTTTAATAGTTTTTTTATGTGGTATCACATAATTTTATGGAACAAGTAAGCCACATTAAAGGAGATACACGATGCCATTTCAAGTTTCCCCCGGTGTAAATGTAACTGAAGTTGATTTGACAACAATCATTCCTGCCGTATCCACCTCGATTGGTGGTTTTGCTGGACAATTTCAATGGGGCCCCGCAGACGTAGTAACAACTGTGGATTCCTCGGACACCCTAGTTTCCCTCTTTGGTAAGCCAAACGACACAAATTTTGTGTCATTTTTCTCGGCAGCAAACTTTCTTGATTATACAAATAATCTAAAATTAGTTCGGGCTGTCAATGTATCTAGTTATAATGCTTCGACCAATTCGGCAACTGTTCTTATTGTTCAGAATGACGACATTGATGTTGATACCAATGCAGATCATTTTATTATTGCCCGATACCCCGGAACATACGGAAACGGTCTTGAAGTTGAAGTTTGCGACAGCGAAACGGCATTTGGGGCATGGTCTTCAAATACTCTGTTTGATGCAGCCCCCGGCAATTCTACCTTTGGAACATCCAAGGGAACTGCAAACGACGAACTTCATATTCTTGTAAAGGATTCAAACACAGGAACATTCACCGGAACTGCCGGATCAACCCTAGAAAAGTATCCATTTCTTTCAAAGGCATCGGATGCCAAGGATTCCCAAGGAAAGAGCATTTACTTTAAGAACGTCATCAATCAGCAATCTGGATACATTCGGGTTCTTGATCCGACGAGTGGAGATGGCCCAACCACCACGACAGATTGGGGAGTAGCCTCGGTTACTGGTAAGGCATATGGAATAAATGATGCTCCTTATGCAAACACTCTTGCAGGAGGGGTATCCCCCGCTCCAATCAAGGGAGATTACATCACGGCATTTGATCTTCTTTCCGATGCAGACAAGGTTGATGTTTCTCTTCTTATTACAGGTGGTCATGTGAAAGAAGTGGTTAATCATGTGATTGATAACATTGCGGACACAAGAAAAGATGCCGTTGCATTCCTTTCTCCCGAGTACGCAGATCTAAGTGTGGCATCAGATTCTAGTAAATTGACCAATGTTCTTGACCATCGTAACGCGCAGATCAATAAGAACACCTCATATGCATTCATGGATAGTGGTTGGAAGTATCAGTATGATAAGTTTTCTGACAAGTATCGCTGGGTTCCAACCAATCCCGATGTGGCAGGGCTATGTGCCCGAACGGACAATCAACGAGATGCGTGGTGGAGTCCTGCCGGATACAACCGTGGTCAAATCAAGAATGTTGTCAAGTTGGCATACAACCCCAAGAAGGCACATCGAGATGATCTCTATCGTGCCGGGGTCAATCCAATCGTCACATTCACAGGTGAGGGCACGGTTCTCTTTGGGGACAAGACACTCCTGAAGCGTCCGAGTGCCTTTGACCGAATCAATGTTCGACGATTGTTCATTGTGCTTGAGAAGGCAATCTCGACTGCTGCCAAGTTCTCACTCTTTGAATTCAATGACGAGTTCACTCGGGCCCAATTCCGAAATATGGTAGAGCCATTCCTTCGGGACATCAAGGGTCGAAGGGGCATCAATGAATTCAAGGTTGTGTGTGACGAGACAAACAATCCGGGAAGTGTGATTGATCGAAATGAATTTGTTGGTGATATTTACATCAAGCCAGCAAGATCCATTAACTTCATTCAGTTGAACTTCATTGCAGTATCGACCGGAGTTGATTTCTCTGAGGTTGTAGGTAAATTCTAAGGGATTTTAGCTAAATAGGATTATAGGACATAAGAATATCTTCTAAGGAGAGTAAAAATGCCATTTAATGTAAGTAATTTTAGATCCCAGCTTGAGGGTGGTGGTGCAAGAGGAAATCTCTTTGAGGTTATTATGCCCTTCCCTGGAATATCAAATCCGGGCGATGCCGCCACCAAGTTCACATTCATGTGCAAGGCAGCATCAATTCCTATC